ATGCTTTGCATCATAGACAAAGAAATACATCCTCCCTATCGCAGTGCGATTCTTGAGTCTATCTGTATCATCTCTAAGGATTCTAGTTTCAGAAACTCTACCTATACTTTTTGCTTTCTCTCTAAACCACTCACGTGCAGTACTGGATCTAGCTGGCATCTGACCAGACTTGATCCCTTTCACTAATATGTCGTCAAAAATCTTGGATGTCATTTACTTTCCTAGTGGCTTAATTTGATCTTCTGTAAATATTTGAAAAAGAATGTTTCGTTCTTTGCAGTATCTCATTGCTGCCTTCCATTTTGCTTCGTTTATTGCATATGTTGCAGCTTCATTCAAAAATCTTCTTGACACTCTGCCAGTTGGCGTATTATACTTCTTTGACGGGTCTGGCGGTGCTGTTTGTTTTTTCGGTTTTACTTCAATCATTATCATCTGATATTTATTCTCGCCAATTCGTTTTTTGATCACAAAATCAGGAAAATATCGACTGGTCTTTCCTTTCACTGGGTTCATATACGGAATGGCAATCTCTTCCGACGACCACTCGACAATATCAGGATGCGAATCAAACTTGCGCATTAGGGACAATTCCCATAAACTTCTGTATATCACGCGAGTAGGGTCACCCTTATATTTTTCAGGATTTTTTGGCTTAAACCTTCCTTTATAGCTCATCTAGCACCTCTGAGACCCAAGTATTTTATAGATTTCTAGAAAAATCGTCGGTTCATGCTGAAGCATTAAACATTTTCTTTTTTTCTTGATAAATAGAACTAATCATAAGACTATTTATCACAAGTAGGGTAGTATGCCACAAAATAGATTTAGACCGGCAAGAGAAACAGTAAGAACCGCAGCAGAAAATATAGCACCGAGAAATCTTCAGGTACCTCTCGAAGACGCTGACTATGGAATGCTTTTGCTATTCAGAGATTATCAATACAGAGCTCCAGGTTCTACTAGAAACTTTGCTTCGCTGGAAGAAAGCAATATTAGTGATACGATTTTCTTGCCGTTACCAGAAAACATTCAAGACACATTTAATGTCAAAGTCCAGCCATTTGATCAGGGTAGTATGAACGAAATAATATCAAGAGTTTTATCTGATGCTGCTTCTAGAGGGGGTATGCAATTATCTACTTTTCAGAATGCAGTTCAAAGATCTATTGAATCATTATTACCAAAAGCCGCGACAGACGGTGAAGAGTTTTATAAAGCAATAAAAGGTGCGTTTGAAACAATAACGACAGGTAGCAGTGATGCATCAGCACTGAATAGATTTTCTTCTGATGCTGCATTTGCTTTGAGAAGAGCTCTTCCAGGTGATATTGGACGAAGTGTTGATGCTGGTACGGGGACATTTGTGAATCCCAAAGCCGCTCTTTCATTCGAAGGCGTTCAAATGAAGTCTCACAGCTTCAACTGGACAATTGCACCCAAAACATCTGATGAATCAGTAAATCTTAAAGAAGTGATAAAGACTATCAACAAAAACATACTGCCACAATATGTAAGAGGTGAACTGACTCAAAGTGCAATGTTCAGATATCCTTCTATGGTTGATATCTTTTTTGTTGGTTTGGATGGAAACTTTTATTATTTCTTCAAGACTGCAATGGTTCAGACATTTAACGTAAACTATACTCCGAATGGAGTTTCTGTCTTACGAGGTGGGAGACCTGCAGCTGTTCAAATGCAAATGAACGTGATAGAATCTGACATACATACAGCAGAAGACTATGGTGCAGAATCGTTTGAGCTGCCTAGTATAAGACAGATAACACCTACCGGCCTACCAAGAGTTCAATAGGAAATTATAGATAATGTCAAGATATTTTACAAACTATCCACTGATTCAGTATCAGGACAAGCGAGTTCGTAATATCACTCGCAGGAGCAAGATTCGAGACTCTGTTCTGAAAGATCCGTATATCTTTTTGCCATTCACAGTCAGAGAAGGTGAAAAACCAGAAGATATTGCAAGACTCTATTATGGTTCTGTTGACGATACTTGGTTAGTTCTTCTCGCAAACAACATCACAGATCCATATTATGAATGGCCGATGAGTGACGTTGAATTTGATCAGTATTTCATTGACAAGTATTCGGAACTTTCTGGGAGAACTGGATTTGATGTTCTTCGTTGGGGTCAGGATGAAACAAGAACAGATAATATTGTATACTATTTTAGAGAGGTTGATGACTAAAAATGGTAGATATTGTACGAATTTCACCTGAATCGTTCAGAACACTTTTTCTAAGAAAAGAAGACGAGAGCATTCTATTGACTGAAAATGGAAGAAGGATTGTCATCAGAGAAATCATTCCGGAAGATTTCAAGGCTGTTCGTCTTTATGATTACGAAAAACAGCAGAACGAAAACAAACGAAACATCCTATTGATTGATAAAATCTATCGAAACCAAGTTGTTGAAGAGTTCAAAAGGTCACTTCGTCCATGAGCCAAAGTTTTGTCAACCATACATATTACAATCTACAAAAAGCGACTATCACATCATCGTTTTCCAACATTGGTGATGTTGACGTTACTGCTCTAATACCTGCAATTACACTGAATACGTCAATTGACAGCGAAACCATTTTCGGTTCAGCAAGACTTTTGGATTCCGTTGGTCTTCTCGATGGTGATGATGATGAAGGTAGAGATCCACTTCGAGGTGAAGAATTGATTATTTTTGAAATAGCAGATTCGAAAATGATAAATGAAAATGGAGGTGTTGATACAGGCAAAGTTTCAGAACCATTCAGGTTCGCTGGATATATCTATAAGATTGACAACGTACAAACAAAGGAAGTCAACGATGCGGTGACATATGATATACATTTTATATCGTATCAATCATTTGTTGCGGGTACATATGAGATTATAAGATCGTTCAAAGATAAGAAAGTCTCTGACATAGTGTGGGAATTGTTCAATGAATATTATGGTGGTCCAGAAAAAATAGGAACCATACCAACGGATTTGGTCAAAGGTCTTGAAATAGAAGAAACTGATGATGTCATTCGTTGTTGGATTCCTAAAATGAGACCAGAAGAGGCAATGTCATTTTTGGCCAAGCGTTCCTATTCTGATAATAGCCCTTCTTGCACTTTTCGTTTCTTTGAAAACTTCAAGTCATACCACTACGTCACAGACGAACGACTGTTTGAACTCGCCGAACAAGACGATGACCGTATTTTTGATTTGACTTATTTGGACGCCATTCCAAATACACTTGAATACTTTGAAGCTCAACGAGATAACATAGAAGTGCTTGAAAATACTCGAAGACTGAATAGCTTCGACGATATCTATAATGGTGCATATAGAAATAAAGTATACGAACTGGATATTTTGTCGCGTAGACTAAACTTGCTAGACCCCGAACTAAATCAGTATGATTATTTCAAGGAGCGGAATAGATATTTTGATGTCAAGCCATCACAAGAAGTCGTGGATGACAGACACACTAAAAACTTCATCAATTCTGTTCATAGAGGTGAACAAGATGTTCAAAAGGAATGGCTTGTGATTCAAAACTACACACCCGAAGAAAAGTCTGGTGAGAATTCAATGCAAGCTGCTACTCGTTATGCTGAAATCATTTCGAACAGACAGGCATACTCTAAGCATATTTCGAACATCACTGTCACTGCTAAAGGCCCGGGGAGACTTGATATCAGTGCTGGTGACATAATAGACTTATCAGTAAAAAAGTTTGTATTTGCCGATGATAACGAGTCAGGGACATTTGAAGAAAATAAACGATTATCTGGTAGTTATATAGTCAGATCAGTAACTTATATTATGGAGCACGAAGAAATGCATAATACATACACTCTAATCAAACGAGATTGGAGCGAAGTAAGTAGACGGTTTGATTTTTCTAACTTCGACCAAAACAATCCAAGGGGATTTTGATATGGATAGTGGACTAGGTTTTGTTCAACCAATGTTTTTTGTTGGTGTTGTTGAAGATCGTAATGACCCTCGTGCTGAAGGTCGTGTTCGCGTTCGTGCATTTGGTGTTCATGGTTCGAATCAGGATATACCAACCGAAGACTTGCCTTGGGCAACATTAATCATTGGAAATCATGATGTGAACTTCACACCACCACCATTGAATGCTTGGGTGTTCGGTTTCTTCATTGATGGTAGAGATGCCCAGCAGCCAATGATCATTGGTCTGATTCCAGCACAAGCTTCTGAGTTGGTTGATCCAGCGACAACTGGCTGGGGGTCTGTTCCTGCTGAAAACTATGACAGAGAATCACAAGGCTCAAGACCAAGAGATCTTGGGCTGTCCCCAATGTCACGATTAGCAACTGGTGAGTTTTTGAATGAGACATATAATGACTCATTGGAAGTAAATCGTGTTAGAAACATTCCGATTGCAGGTGGTTGTGCATTTGGTCATAATGCTGTAGGCAATGGTAATGCTTGGAGCAATGACATTGGTGAGACAGGTGATGTGGGTCGAGGGAGATTTACAGTACCGGGTGATGGAGTGACCAAAGCAACAAACATTGCAGCGCAACTTAAGAGAGATTTGAACATGACACCTGCGGCTGCCTCTGCCGTGGCGGGAAATATTTTACAGGAAACAGGCAATTTTAGATTTTTTCAGGAAATTGCTCCCATAGCAGGAAGAGGTGGTGCTGGCTGGCTACAATGGACGGGCACAAGAAGAGATAACTTCGAATCTTTTTCTTCATCAAGAAACTTGGACCCCAGAAGTGACGAAGCAAACTATTCTTTTTTAGTTCAAGAATTGTCAAGAGAATGGTCTGGAGGTTCTAGTTTTGATGTATTCAGAAATATTAGTGATCCGGTAGAGGCTTCAAGATATTTTACTCAAAATAATCTTAGGCCATATTTCACGGATTCTAGATTTGCCATTTCGGAAGCTGATACTGCACAACAGTTTGCAAAAAGAGCAGAATCTACTTCTTCAGTTTTTAGAAACATAGAAAACGCGCAAGGTCTTGATTTTTCGCAGCAACAAGGAGGACCCCAACTCTTTGAAGATCCTTCACAACCCGATAGAGTTCAACAAGCACAATTAGATGAACAGAGATTTAGTAGAGCAGATCAAATCAGAACACAGATAAGAGAAAAAGAAGCAGAACTTGAAGAATTGATCAACGGGCCACAACCAAGAACCGAAGAAACACAAGAAAGAATAGAAGAACTTCAACAAGAAATAGCAGAACTTAGAGATCAGCTGATCCAACTAGATGATTCATCAGGACCAATAGAAGGAACTGTAAACGAACCTTATAGTGGCTATGCAACACCGTCAGCGGATCCTGCATGCACCACGACATGGGATGAACCTCCATCGGGATATTCGGCTAGATATCCATACAACAGAGTAATAGAAACCGCCTCTGGCCATTCAATCGAACTAGACGATTCGCCCGGTGGCGAAAGAATCATGATATGGCATCGCGATGGTTCATATATACAGATCACAGGTACAAGCACCACACACAAAAACATGAGTGATGCTTATCATGTAAACGATAGGAACCATCACGTCTATATCGGTGGTAATAATATCGTCACTATTGAAGGTGACAGTCATGTTCTTGTGAAGGGAGATAAAATAGAAGAGATTGAAGGAAACTACAAGCAGATTGTCCATGGGAATATTCAAATAGGTGGAGCAAGAAGGATTGAGTTGAATGGTGCGGATAGGACTGACATCAGAAGTGCTTCTCTTGGTATTGAATCAAATGTCGAAAACTTGAACATCCGCACCGGAAAACACATCTATTTTGACTCCGGTGAAACAATTGACATGAAATCAAAGTCAATAAGACTTGGTGCACAAGAAGACATGAACATTACTGGCATAAAGGGGTTGTATCTTCACTCTCAGGAGGGCAGCATGCATCTGAAGTCTGAAGGAAGTGTCTATATGAATCCGGAAGAAAATCTATTTCTAAAAGCAAACGAAGGAACTGTTTCTGTTGAATCGGCGGGCGCAATAAGATTCAACTCAACAGAATCGTCGATATCGTTCAATTCAGAAAGCACACTCAACCTGAAGTCAAAGGGTGAAATGCTTATCGGTTCCGAATCTGGAAGCTTGAATCTGCTTTCAGCTGATAACATGGGCATAGAATCTAGGAATATGTACATCAGAGGTTCGCAGAATGTCAACATTAAGGCTGATGGGGGAGACGCAAATATTGGTGCTACAGGAGACGTGACATTTGATTCGGAAGGAGGGGACTTGTTTGTGCAAGCATCTAATGATGTCAATGTCAAGGGTCAAAACGTGAAGATTGAAGGTGAATCTGAGTTTGATCTTAAATCCGGAGGTGCTGGATATGTCGATGCTGGTGCTGTTTTGAATCTAAAGGCGGGATCGGATGCGAGACTTTCGGGTGCAAATGCTCATATTAGAGGCTCTACTGTTTTCATTGATGATATTGTTCAATTGGCTAACGGTGGTGCAAACGAAGCTTCTGAGGGTACGGGTGCAGATTCAGGAAATGAAGTAGAAACAAAACAGATTATAGAACCAGCACAATTTGACGAGGCAGAAAGTGGAGATAATAATGAAGAATCACCGACTACAAAAGCAACGGATGCAACACCGCCAGGGAGCGCGACAGGCGGTCCTCAGCCAGAAGGTGATGCCCCCAAATCAGACCCTAGCGGGCAACCAACACCACCCGATCCAAGCTCGCCAGATCCCAAGGACATGGGAAATAAGATTTCAGACGGCATAATTGGAGATCAAGGTATGGAATTTGCTCAAGATTTTGGAAGTGCTTCTACAGGTTCACTTGGAGTTGAATTGGGCACCCCTGCGGTATCTTCATCAGATTTTTTATTATTGGGAATAAGTGGAGCTCCAGGTAATCAAAGAGCTCTTGTTCAACTGCCAAACGGTAATATAGAAACTCTGAGGTCAGGCGAACAAATACAAGGATTGTCAGTTCAAATACAATCAACACCCATAGATAGCAGAGAAGATGATATTGTCACAATTGGCGGCAATCAAATTAGAAGATTAGGAGATTAAGTTGCCAGATTTTATAGATTGCAAATACGAAGAAAATCTTATCAATCGTCTTGAGCAGATTACAGGGGAACTGAACTTTCTTCCTTTGGGTGATCAAAGTGAAGAAGATACGATCATTCTCAACTTCAATACAAGAGTTTTGAATAGACAAATAAGAAACTACAAGAATATACAAAATGGCATTGCAAAAACAAAAACAATCACACCTTCCGTCAAAAGAAGGCTTGCAGAAAGAATAATACCCCAGAAACTTTCCACTGAATTTGCAAGAACAAGAATCAATAAAGTTGGAGATGTTGTTGATTTTGTTGACGAAAACAGACAGCTGTTTCCAAACACTACAGAAGAAACTGTCTTAGAAACTCTCAAAGAGATCCGTCCGTCTTCTTTTAGATCATTTGGTTCGTTATTTCCGAGCACGAATCAAAGACTTCTGTCAGGGACTATCTCATCGGCTGAGACTAAAACTTTCATAACTCAAAATGGGTTTGATCCAAGACTTTTTGCAAACAATGTAAAAACCAATACATTTGACATTCTGAATCTCTTAGAAGGATTTCTGTCTTCACTCGGCATTGGTTCCAGTATCATGGGTTCTGTCTGTTCTCTATTAGAAGACATATTTGCACCTGTAAAGGCTCAAAGAGACTTGAGCGGGCCGTCATCTGAGTTCCTTCAAAACTATCAAAACGTGCTTGGGCTTATCAATCCTAATGTGGGTGAAGTTCTAGGAAATGTTCAAGAGCTGATCTCGTTGATGCAAAAAGCACAAGAAAACTCAGTCAATATCATTTCAGATCTTCAAAGTGCATTCAGTCTTTTGGCATCTGCATTTGGTATAATCATGCAGTTTAAGGATGTTTTGAGTGCAGTGATGGGGAATGGAGATACACAAGCTGAAAGTTCATTATCAATCAATTGGAACTTTGAGCTGATTCGAAATGCAATAGAAGCTGAGGACAATCGATTTCAAGCAATTTTGCAATCCACTAACAAACCACTCGGGGATATAAATCAAGATGGGGTGATGGACGATGATGATGCTAATGCACTACAAACGTATATTGACAACACCGCAACAACTGATGTGGAATCTTATGTGAATAATATATTCATACCACATTTGAATGCCAACTCTTCTGCTTTCAGTGATTTTATAGATTTTCCATCGGCTCAAGAACCAAATAGCAAGGTTGGTGATATTGCTGAAAATCTTTCATCGGTCGCAAACAACTTAGGTGCGGGCCCCGGTGCGGGAGATTTTGGCTTGTCCAAGATTTTAGAAATCATATCTACAGCATCGGGGTTGCTTTCATCTATTCAAGCATTGGTCGGCGGCTTAAAACCAGTTGATATTCAAAGTCTTTTTGAGCAATTGGATCAGATCGTAGATCTCGGTAGTGAAGCAGTAGAAGATATTTTCAGAGACTTTGCTGAAAACGAAGACGAATATCGTGAGACAGTTGAAGATGCTCTTGAAGAGGCAGAAGAGGTTGCTGTAGATGATAAGCCTAAGGCAAAAGAAATCAGTGACAAACACAAGGAATCACTTGAAGAATCGTTTACGGGTGCATTAGAACTTTCGGCAGAAGCTCCAAAACTGTTGCAAACAGACTTGATTGATTTGGTGAGATCAATCAAAAATGGAATTCGGGGTATTGCAGCCGTCGGTGTTTTGGATCAGACAGCTGATCAATTGCTTTCTGTTGTTGATCAAGCTGCTGCCAACCTGAAGTCCAAGGCAGAGATGTTTTCACCCGAAACTTTAAACAATGGATATCACTTCAACATGCAATCTAGTTATGCTAAAATGGCTGGCTTGATTGCAATTGCTAAAAATGCTGCAAGTGATGCCGTAACAGAAGAAATGAAGGATTCATTGAAAGGGATGATCGCTCAATCATCAGAAAAGTTCAGACAGAAGAACAAAGAAGAAGTGGAATATGTCGCATTAAGATTTTGTAAAATGGCTGGAGAAATAGAAAGAATATACGAAGATGCCACGAAACCAATTGAAGAAATGATCAATAACTTTCAAGCAGCAAACAGGTTGCTTGCTGGCACTGGAAATAACACCACATTGAGAGCTGTTAGAGCAGGTGCTATTCGTTATGATACTCAGACGAGATTGGCGGCAATGCAACAAGCAGGAAGTATTGACGCAACGATAACATCACCTTTCGTAAATGCAGCAGGTCAAAGAAGTATTGATCCAGGGGCTGGGATCTCTGTTGGAGTATTACCACCATTACCATCTGATTATCAGTTTCCTACGTTTGAAGAATCACTTGCCGGAACTAGAGAAGTAAAGTATGCACCACTAACACCAGGTACTGCAAGAGCAATAACAGGACCTGCTGGATTTCTAATAAAACCTTATGGCGGTGTGGATGAAGATTCTATGCGAAAGTTATTTGCTCTTGCTAGGGCTTGGGGTAGGCAGATACAGATAAATAGTGCTTATAGAAATCCACAAGCAAACAGGTCAGTAGGTGGAGCTAGAAACTCATATCACATGGCGGGAAAGGCATTTGATTGTGGAGGTATATCCAGCCGTTCCGATCAAATAAGATTTATGAATCTAGCATATCAAGCAGGATTTACCGGTCTCATTTCATATAACAGTTTTGTTCACGTGGATACCAGAGGGTATAACTACTCCGGAGGTAGGTTCAACTATTATTCACTACGCGGACCAAACGGCGGAAAAACAGGATAACACAAACATGGTAAGAACACTCAACGATCCTTTCAACCCAATACCAACAATTTCACCTCTTCGGAAGAAAAGAACTTTATATAGTGACTTCCATAAAGACTTAACAGTCAACCCAATATCAGCTGATTTGGCTCTTCGGACAAATGAAGAATCAATTAAAGAATCACTGAAGAATCTCATCTTGACTGACCGCGGCGAGCGATTGATGCAGCCAAATATTGGTTCCGATGTTCGAGCTTCATTATTTGAAAACGCAACACCAACCACTCTAAAGATTCTTGAAGAACGTGTAAGAGATGTGATAAATAACTTTGAACCAAGAGTATCTGTTATTGATATAAATGTAACCTCTTTGTATGATGATAATCGTATCCAAGTAACCATTTATTTCTATGTGAAGAATAGAGAAGATCCACTGTCAATTGACGTATTCATAGATAGAGTAAGGTAAAATATGCCAACAAAATCAGTATTGCCAATCACAGAACTTGATTTCTTTCAAGCAAAGAATCAGCTTCGAGAGTTTCTTAGAAATGATACATCAGGTCGATTTAGAGACATCGACTTTGAAGGTTCTAACATGTCAGTTCTTCTTGATGTCTTAGCGTACAATACATATCAGAATAACTTTTATACGAACATGGCAATCTCTGAGATGTTTCTAGATAGTGCACAGCTTGAAAACTCTGTTGTATCACACGCAAAAGAACTGAACTATCTACCAAGATCTGCAAAGTCTGCAAAGGCAGTTGTCAACATTACTATATCAGATCCTAACAATGAAGATTCAACAATTGTTGTTCCAGAAGGGACAAGATTTACGACTACAGCAGCTGGGAGTAGATTCAACTTCTATACAAACGAAACATATATTGCAAGAAGACAAGGGGGTGTTTATGTTTGCGATGGTATTGAGATTTTTGAAGGTGAGATCATATCAGAATCGTTCTTCTTTTCTGATGAAAGAAGAACTGTCAGATTGATAAACAGAAACATAGATACATCTAGCATCAAAGTGTTTGAAAATTTTGATCAACCCGTCGATTTAATCGAATATACGTTTCGTAATGATATTTTTGGAGTCCAGACAGATGATCCTGTTTTTTACATAGAACCAAGTTTTGATGAAACTTACGAGATACTTTTTGGTAACAACCGATTTGGGAAAAATCCCGAGATAGATGCTCGGGTTACTGTGATATACAGAATCACGTCAGGACCAGAAGCAAATGGAGCATGTCGGTTTAGAACAAATTTTCTTCCAAATGTTACAGTTAGCACGGATTCTGATGCGACTGGAGGTGCGGAAAAGGAGTCATTATCCGACACAAAGTTCTTTGCTCCAAGATCAATTCAAGTTCAAGAAAGAGCTGTCACTCAAAGAGATTATGAGATTTTACTTAAGCAAAGATTTAATGAAATACAGGATGTTTCTGTGATAGGTGGTGATGAACTAGACCCGCCTCGATTTGGCAAGGTTGCGATTTCTGTAAATCTACAAGGAGGTCTTTCACAAATTGCAATACAGAGATATGAAGAATATTTAAGAGACAAGACTCCGATTGCAATTCAGCCAATATTTGTACCACCTGAGTTTCTGTATATCGAGTTGGATGTTAATGTTATATATGATTCAAAGCTTACAAGTCAATCTAAAGATTCTATAGAAGAAGATCTGAGACGGTTGTTGAAAGAGTACAATGAGAATAATATGAACAAATTTGGAGCAGCATTTGAAATCTCAAGAGTATCATCATTGATCGATCAGTCTAATCCTGCAATCGTGAATAACACGATTGCAGCAACTCCATATATATTATACACACCAGAGTTTCAAAGGTCAGAAAGCCCAACGTTCGACTTTGGAACATCTCTTGAGACGCCATGTGGGTTTGCTCGGGTAAACAGAACAGAAAGCTACAATTCATTTGTTCGAAGCAGTGTATTTGTATTCAATGGTTCCAATGCAATCCTTGAGGATAACGGTTTGGGGGTGATCAATATCACAAACGCAAGAGACAGAGGTCTAGGAAGAGTTGAAATCATAAAACGCGATGCGGGGACTGTCGACTACGAAAGAGGCGTTGTAAAACTATCAGATTTTATTGTGGATTCTTATGAAAGCCCTGGCATTAGAGTTTCAGTAAACACAGCAGATAAAAATGTCACATCACCAAAAAGAAAGGTACTGGTTCTGAAAGATAGAGATGTAACAATGAACATTAGGAAAGAAAGAGACAAATGAGAAGAACTCTTGATACTGATCGTCTCTTAGAAGTTACATTAGAAGAGCAAAAAAAGACGTCTATATTCGTAGAAAACCAGTTTCCTGCAATTTATAGAGAAAACGGTAGGGAACTTGTTGAGCTTGTAAAGGCATATTATAGATTCTTAGAAGAAAACAAAGCACAATCAATATATAATATTAGACGTATCTATGAATACAGAAATATCGACTCTACATTGGACCGAATGCTTGTCTTCTTCAAGAACAAGTTTTTGAATGGGCTATTCTTTGAAATTGATACTAGATTTCTGGTTAAGAACATTCTTGATCTTTATAGAAGAAAGGGTTCAAAAGAAGGAATTGAACTATTTTTTAAACTGTTCTTTGATAGTGAAGCCGAAATATATTTTCCTTCTCAAGATATGTTTAAACCTTCAAATTCTCTTTGGAAGACTGGTTCCTTCCTTCAAATGGTGCCGACTCCGAACACCAAAGACTTTGAGGGTATAGTCAACAAAAGGATATTTGGTGATGTTTCTAATGCATCTGCTTTTGTTGGTGATGTGTTCTTTATAAACATTAATGGTGCAAATGTTCCTATCATTTTTCTTAACAATGTCAAAGGCGAGTTTATAGGCTTTGATCAGATTTATAGTTTGAACCCGCTAATTTTTTACGGGTCTGTATATGGTTCTTTGAGATCTGTAGAGATACTACCTTCAGGTCAAAGCACTAGCAATAATAATATAGGTGACATTGTCGATATCAAATCAGATTCTGGCTTTGGTGCGAAAGGTAGAGTGTCTGGTGTAACACAAGAACTCACCGGTGAAATTGATTTTCAAATCGTAGACGGTTCTTATGGCTATACAACATCGAACACTTCAATTCTTGTTTCTGATCAGACATTATTCTTTTCAGATACCGAAGCAAACGATTTCAATATAATCGAAAAGATACAACAAGAGAAATCCGATACTACAGTCTTTGGTAAAGTATTAGGTACCAATTCTGATTCGATGGGCATATACCTTGATTATACGGATCTAGAAGAACAAACTCTTCTAGTCAGTACATCCGGCACTGAGTTCGATCCAAATGAAAAAATTGTTCAAATAGATGATCTGGGCCGCGAAACTTTTGGGGTTGTAATCTTAGAACAAGAAAACTTGATAAGAGTTCAACTAGACAAATCAGATCCAGAACTAGATCCGAAAAGGTATTTTTTCAAAAAGGGTTTTGATATTGCTACTGTAGATAGACAAGATAATATATCAAAATTTGTCACCGAGGTGGAAGATGACTATTTTTTCGAGGATCATTTTAATATTGAAACAGTCGACCGAGAACAGAATATATCCAGAACTCCATTATTTGTCACTCCTAGAAACATTTCAGCGAGAGCTGAAATTGGAACTATAGAAAACACTGAAACCATTACAATCATTACCGACTTGATTGAAAACTATCTGGATGTTCCAATAGATTCAAATAACTATTCTGAAGTACCTCCTGCTTTATTGGAAATGAGTGGCACTAAAGTAAATGGAGTGATCCCAGATCTTAACACACCATTGAATGAAGCTTTTGTTCCAGAAACTTTTACCATTGGTTCTATAGCTTCACTGAAAAACATCAACCCCGGTATTGATAATACTAGTCGTGTATTTGTTCTTCCAATAGAGAACTTATTGAGACGATTTAATCTGAGAGATCAAATCCTAAATGTATCGATTCCTTCGGGCATATCTCTCTTTGAAGGTGACAAGATCAATCAAACAAAAACAATAGAGACGTTTGAAGGAACAGCCGAACAAGTCACTGTAACAGGTGTGGTTGTCGCAGTCCGAGGGAATGCTATAACAGTAAAGCAAACTACATTTGAATCATTTGTGACAGACGAGCCTTTTTTCAAGGACGGAGTTAATATACCGATTACTATTATATCAAGGACTAGAGATTTCAATAGTTTGCCTCTTGGATTGAATGCAAATATCGAAGGAAATGTAGAGCTCTTACTCGGAAGAATCACAGAGGTGGAAGTTTTCAACAGTGGGATCGGCTATGAAGATGGATCTACAGTCGAAATCGTAGAAACTAAAAAAAGACGGGCTGTAATAAATGATCTTGAGTCTCAATTGGAAACTTTTTCCCAGTTAAAAGCTGAATTTGAAGAACTAAAAGACACGTTTGGATTTTCTGACGCAACAGAAGCCATCAAAAAAAGATGGAATTTAGAAGATATCGCAAATGCTTTTTTAGAAGGAGGTCAAGGTCAGCAACCAGCTCGTGATTTATTTGTGATCGCTACTATACCTGAAACTGGACTTTCTGTGGCAGATGTGGATCAAAACGGAACATTTGAGTTTGAGGATTATACCTCATTCCTTGAATATATAGAAAACATAGATGATGATACTTGGAGAGGTGATAATCAAGCACTAGTGATATATATCGAAACTGTAATGTTTCCTTATATGGAAGACAACTACACCGATTATCAAATATATGGAGTCTTTTCTCTATCAGAATTCAATGAAAAAAAGAGTAGACTAGACGAACTTTTCAATCTAAATCTTGATAGCAGTATTTTCCAAACAGAGACTCAAATAGATGATTTATCGACTCAAATAGATGCTGTTGGAGTTGCAAATGCTCGAAGTCAAGGCATTAGTGAAGGGAAATGGCTAACATTTAAGTCTCATGTTAATCAAGAAAAAGTAATACAGGATAGTTTTTTCTATCAAGATTTTTCTTACGAATTAACAGTAGATATTCCACAAGAGGAATACGAAATAGAATTCAAAGAAATCATACACCCATCAGGTATAAAATTATTCACTAAACTGGGTATAGAAGGTGATATAAATACATCTATTGATATATTAAGAGCTGATGTGATAGTAGAAGAACTAGAATAATCAAAAGGACTTTGTGATTTGAGTATCAAATTAAACGCGTTTGGCTACGATCTAATTGAACATTACTTCGTGAAAAACATTGAAGAAAACGAGTTTTGGTTGTTCGGATCTCACGGCGTAGAAACTGAAAGACCTATCTCCAAAAATACAGATGGAGAGCTGAGAGATGTAGCCAACCAGACGATATTCGGGATAAAGTACGATTTACAAGATTTTTCATTTATGCTCCCAGTAGAATTTTGGATACAAAATAGAGTATATACTCAGTACGACGATACAAAAGAGCTTCTCGGCACTCCATTTTATGTGATTACCGAGCCAGAAACAGAATCTGGAGATTATCATATATTCAAATGTCTTTCAAATGCAGGTGGTTCTCAGTCGTCTCAAAAACCGCAGTTCAACGAATCTGTTCAAGATGGTATCTATTTCCTAAGTGATGGTTACATTTGGAAGCACATGTCATCTACATCTATTACTTCTTTTAGAAAATTCTTTTCAAGAGGCCTAATGCCGGTTTTTAGAGATCAACAAATAGAAGATATTGCTGATACGGGCTTGTATAACATAGTAGTCGAAAATCCTACTACAAATAATGGTTATGAACGAATAACAGGTATTTCTAGATCAATAGACGTCAGGCCCGGGGTTGTTAGAATATTTCTCAGAGATTTGTTATCTAAGACTCAACAAATTAACCCAATATTCGAATCACCTAATAAGTATATAAACAGATCAATTTATATACAAAAAGCAGTGACATCATCTTCAATCTCAGCAGGTGAGTTTCCCATAATAGAATCTGGTGTTGTAAATTCGATTCCATTTGTTTCTATTGAGACTCCTACTAATTTTACACCAGAAGCAGGTGATCAAATTGAGATTCTTCCAAAAGTTGAAATAATCGGCGACGGTAGTGGAGCATCTGCAATCCCCATATTCAACAAAACAAATACAAGAATTGAATCTATTAAAATGCTTTCAAATGGAGATGGTTACACAATTTCGAATGTATCAATAGCAGATCCAGTTTCTTTTGATCCCACAAACGTGAATAGACAAGATATAAGATGTGTATTGAGACCTATAATATCACCCGAAGGTGGGCATGGATCAAATATTATCAAAGAGCTGTATGTGAGGCATATTGGGTTGTCAAAAACAGTTTCGAGTGTCGCTGATTCTATAATACCTAGTAGTGGTTCATATAGCAAATTTTCAGTAGTCAAAAATCCCGAGTTTGTGTCTTCATTTAATTCAGATTCATTTGATAATAGGATTAAGATTACTTTTGATGGGCCGTTACCGGGGAACATTGAAGTGGGCGATATGGTGGAACAAGGAGAAGTCAAAGGTGTAGTTCACCAACTTGATAATGAAACAGATTCTATATTTGTGATAAATTATACAGGTCCATACACTTCAATATTTGTTGATACTGAACCATTGCGTTTTGAAGCTTCAAATTTTGATATAAATACAATTGACTATTCTCCATATGTAATAGGTTCGGGTATTGTTTTTTCCATTGTAGATGCTACACCAATAGAACGCTCGAATGAACGTACAGAACAAATTAAACTGGTCTTAGATTTTTAAAGGTATAATAAATGGGTATCAAAACAGATCTGAACATTGCTCCATATTTTGATGACTACGATATTGCAAAGAAGTATTATCGTGTTCTATTCAAGCCTGGATTTGCAGTTCAAGCAAGAGAACTGACACAACTTCAGACAACTCTCCAGAACCAGATTGAACAGTTTGGTGAGAACATCTACAAAGAAGGTTCAATCATCAAGGGGTGTACCTTTACAGAAATTCGTAATCTGAAGTACATCAAAGTTGTCGATGGTATCAGACCAGAAGATTTCGTCGAACAGACGGTTGTTCAAACCGACGGGACCATAGATGAGTTCTACTATGAGATTGAAGACGATATTGGCCTCACATCAGCAATTGTTCAAGGAACATCTGGATTTCAATCTAGAGCACCCGACCTGAACACTTTCTTTGTTCTATATCTGAATACGGCTGAAATGGGAGGGGGTGTTGAAAAGAAAGAGTATGAACCGAACGATACACTTAACATTCGAGAATACATTCTAAGAACACAAGAAGTCGATGGTGAAGTTATTGAAACTACCATAGATAACGGCATTGTTGCAACAACATCAGTCGCTGGATTTTCAAATCCAATTGGAGACTCATTTGGCTTGAATGCATCGGAAGGTGTTGTTTTTCAAAGAGGTCATTTTCTGTTTGTCGATGATCAGACAATTGTCGTCAAAAAATATCTCAGCGATGAAACAGTTGAATTTGAGCTGGAACCAAACAACATTTCCGTTGGTTATGCAGTAGACGAGAACATTGTAAACTCTCAGCAAGATCCTTCTTTGTTGGATAATGCAAATGGTTCTCCGAACGAAAACGCACCTGGTGCTGATAGACTTCTTTTGGTTCCTAGACTTGTTGCAATTCCTACAGATGAAGCAGAAGAAGATGCAGAGTTTTTTATTCTACGTCGCTACGAAAACGGTCAAGCTGTTGAGACTCGTGATGTTTCACAATTCAACTCAATTGCTCAAGAAATGGCAAGAAGGACATACGAGACTCACGGAGACTATACGAAAAAGCCGTTTCAATTTGAAATACAAAGAAGAGCTGAAAACAATGACTTCTTCATTGAAATGGGTGAAGGTGTTGCATATTCCAAAGGATATCGTATATCTAACGACAGAAAACGGTTTTTCAGAGTTCCAGAAGTTGAAACAACTGAACAAGTATCTGCTCAACCAGTAAACTTTGATTATGGTGGGTTTGTAAAGATAGTCAACATTGAAGGAAATGTTCCTCTTAGAACATTTCAAAATGTGCCTTTGACGGATTCAGGTTTCAATGTCATAGGCTCTGCTATTATAAAGAATATAGTAAATGATAAACTATACCTATTTGGTATTAGAATGAACCAAGGAGAAAGTTTTTCTTCTGTTTCTTTTGTTGGAACTGGTGGTACTGGTCAAATAGAAATTGTTCCAAAGGTGTTGAATTCGTCGGAGTCAAGACTGATTTTCGATATGAATGTTCCTTTCACTAAAGAACTTGATAATATTCAATTTTCTATTAGAAAAACTTTTGATACAACAACGGATGGTGATGGGAAGTTTGAAGTTACTCCAGGGCCTGATGAAGTATTCAATCAGGACACTTTGAAAGATATAGTAGTCACTTCTACAACACCAACTTTAGAGCAGATTGATGTAGTGTCAGCGGAGCTTCTTCAAAATGGAAATCTAGCCATAGATACGAATGATGAAAGCAAGGCAGTCCGAATACATTACAATGCAAGACAAACAAATATCACTCCAAGAGTAAAGCAAGTATTTGATGTATTTGTCAAAACAACATATTCCAACGAAACAAGTATATACACATTAGGTATACCAGATGCACTAGAATTGTTGGAAGTGAAAGATACACAAGGAACTGATTTTACTTCAAGTTTCAAACTTGTTAGAAACCAAAAAGATGATTTCTACGATCACTCTTACATCGAAAAAGTTCCGGGAACAACAACTCCACCAGAAGAACAATTGACGATCAAGTTTAGAACATTTAGGATTGATGCTTCAACTGGAATCAACCTTTTTACTATAGAAAGTTATTCTAATGTAGATCCTGAAGATATTCAATTCTTTAGTACTCAAGACGGTAGAAATCTTGACTTAAAATCATGCATTGACTTTAGACCGTATAGATTACCAATTGCAGCATATTCAACTAATGAAGGTGGGGCGACAGTTCTTTCAGAAACCTCGCCCAAGCTGCCTTCTTCAAATGAACAAATGTTCTCATCTGGTATTGATTATTTGATTCCTTCTGTGAACACAAGTGGTTCGGCTGATGTGACTTATTACTCAAGTAGAGTTGATTATATCATTGGGAACTCATATGGCAGTTTCAAATACATCACTGGAGGTGAAACCACTGCGGCAAATGGCAAACTTGATACTAAAGAAAATACTGTAATAGCTGAAATAGTGGTGCCAGGCTTTCCATTACTTTCACCGGAAGATGCTTTTAGATTGAACCGCAGAGGCGAGACTGTTTCTCTAACAAGCAAAACAGTTTCTACTTATACTATGAAAGACATAGATAAGATATCTAGAAAGCTAGATCGTCTGGTTTACTATGTAACTCTGACCGCGCTCGAAACATCAACTGCAAATCTTCTCATTCAAGATGAAGATGGTAATAATCGCTTCAAAAATGGGATTATAGTAGATCCATTTGTAGATCTTTCAATTGCGGATGTTTCTGACGCAAATTTCAATGCATCAGTTGATTCGTCTGAGACTTCTCTGAAACCAAGTGTAAAACAATTTCCTTTGGATCTGAGAATAACTGATACTGAAGGGACTGATTCTATTGGGCCTGTAACCACACTATCTTCAAACAGAATTGTCAGATTCCTGAAGCAACAATATGCCACCAACTTTAGATCTTGCACGAGTAATGTGTATAGTTTCAAAGGTGTTGGTGCTCTAACACCTAACTACGATGTTGCTTATGATACTGTTACCACACCGCTATCACTCGATATTGACTTGGCTCAGCCATTTATAGATTTTACAGAAGCTCTCAGCGAATTTGTTCCTCTAACAAGTCAACAAACAAATTTGATAGCTTCTAATACAAGAAGAAGTATTGCGACAAATACTGAAACTAGTGGTGGTAAACGAAGAAGAACAACTACCACAACCACAACGACAACAAATACAACAAGAGTTTTTGAAGATATTTTCAGAGAATTGAGTGTCACGGAAGGCGAAGTCGAAGAAAACTTCATCGGAGATTTTGTTACGAACTTTGAATTCCAGCCTTTCATTAGATCAAGAAAAATTCAAATAGAAATGTATGGACTTCGTCCCAATACTCGCCACTATTTCTTCTTTGATGAAGTCGATGTAAATCAGCATGTTAGACCCGGTCGTTATTTTGAAGATGTAGAGCAGGCTCAGGCAGGGCAAAGAGTTTTCGGATCTGGTGTTGAAGGTAGTGCTATTAGAACCAATGAAAATGGCGAACTTTTTGCTATATTCACAATACCAGAAAATACGTTTATTGTCGGCGAAAGAGAACTTGTGATCACGGATGTTGATTCGTTTGAAAATATTGATAGTGCATCTGCTTCTCTAGGCAAACTAAAATATAATGCTTATAACTTTAATGTCGAAAAAGCTGGTTTGACACAATCAACAAGATTTCCAGACATTGATGTTCTAGAAAGCAGAACGACAAGAACAGTCACCAACAGAAACACAACAGTAAGAACGGAAACTACTAGAGAAGGTGGTAAATGTCCTCTTGCTCAAACTTTCTTCGTCAAAGAAAGTATGACTCAAGGATCTGATGCTTTATATGTAAGTGGTATTGACTTGTATTTCAAACGCAAAAGTACTATAAGAGGAGTCAGCATACAAATTCGCGAAGTAGAAAATGGTTATCCTGCATGGGAGATTTTGCCGTTTGGGAAAAAACATCTGAGATCAACTGAAGTAAATGTTTCGGATGACGCCTCTATAGCAACATCTGTTGTTTTTGATGCTCCTGTCAGATTGGATGCCGAAAAAGAATACTCAGTTGTCATTCAGCCAGATTCTGACGATCCAGATTATTTGATCTTCACAACAAAGGTCGGCGAAACAGATTTGATTACTGGAACACCGGTGAATGCTGACTGGGGTGATGGTGTCTTGTTCACATCGACTAACAACAGAGCTTGGACTTCATATCAAGATGAAGACATCAAATTTGATTTATATCGCTATAACTTCAATGTGAACAGTGGTACTGTAGAACTTGAAACTACTGATTACGAATTTCTAAGACTCGATAGCTCATCAGGATCTTTCAGAAATGAAGAACTTGTTTATGCAACAAGAGGAACTTCTACATTTGCAGTGAATCTATCAACTGAAACAAATGTGGTGACAGGTTCTGGGCTGTCTTCGTATAGCACCGGCGATTATTTCTATGTTGAAAATGCACAAGGAGATGAAGAACTATTTAGAATTACCAATGTTATATCCGATACTGAAGTTGTCGTGGATAGACTGCCATCGTTTTCTGGTTCTTTCCAGTCACAGCCAGTTGTTGCTGGAGAAGTTTCATATTTCAATCCGAGAAAACCAGACCTGTTGATTCTAGAGAAATCTTCCGCTCGTGAAAATAGAGTTTTTGAATCCGCAGATGTTATCAGTGGTATAGATAGTGGTGCTACAGCTCAAATAGATTTTGTCGATAATATAGAACTTAGTTATATACAGTCTATGATCAATCGGATAACAGATTCTAATACTGATGTGAAAATAGCAGTCAAAGCAATAGATCCTTTGGCGCAACAAGACTTACCTTATGTCAAAGAGTTTGAGTTTGCAGCAAATAAAGAGTTCAATGAAAAAGGTTGTATAGTATACAGTAAATCAAATGATGTAGATCAAGATAAGAATTTGAAACTAATACTTACCTTGGAAAAAGAAAATATACCCACAACAACTCCTGTTGTAGACATTGAAACTGCTCAATTGTTTGCTTACATTTATCAGATCACAAATGATCCAGAAACTACTTCAAAGTACGTTTCAAAAAGAGTTGAGCTTCAAGAAGGATTTGATGCAGAAGACTTTAGATTATATGTAACTGGTTATAGACCACCGGGGACTGATATAAAAACATATGTTCGCCTAAAGAATGATTCGGACCCTGTAGCAATAAGAGACAATCCGTGGATTGAACTTGAAGCAATTTCTGGTGCTGATCTGTTTTCCAGCACGTCGAACACAGGTGATTTCAAGGAATTTGTATATGAAATACCTGCTTCTGCTAAAAATGACGGTGTTGTTGAATATACTAACGACACTGGAACTTATTCTGGATATCGCTCATTTGCAATACGAATTGATCTGTTGTCTGATAATGTTGCAAATGTTCCAAAAGTTCTTGATTATAGAGGGATTGCATTCGAATGATACGTGATACTTTCTCAAATGCACTTGTAGAAACTGACGTCGCAGAACTTCAGAAATACAGGAAAGAGAAAAAACGAGACAAAGAATTGATTCAAATGAAAAATGAAATAGAGTCTCTAAAGATATGTATAAATAATCTATGCAAAACGGTAAAGAAGTTAGAGGATAGACATTGAGTAACACAAACATTACAAATGTTCAGATATCAGATACGTTCCAAGTTTGGTTGACAAAGACAAACGAACTTGTTGATCTTGTCAACGAAAATGTCATGCTTGCGGGACCAGGTGCTGGTTTCACCGTTGCAGGGAACTCCACTCTAACAGGAACATTTACAGCTAATACTATACTTTCAGAACATACATCTACTGAAGATCTTTCAGTAAATGTCATAGAACACAAAGACGATATCAATGATCAGATTATTTCGAATTCACCAATAAGAATTGATTCTAGCGTTTCTAATATCTTTGATCTGAAAACGTCTGCTGGTCAAAAACCTATTTTTAGATTGATCAATGGTGGTAATGCTAGGTGGTCTATAAAAACATCTACTGCTTCAGCTTCTGCCGGTTTAGATATTTCATTAGAAGGTTCTACAACACCACAGGTTTCCATATCTCAAGCTGGTAAAGTAACAGCAAACTCTTTCCAAGGTGATGGTTCCGAACTCACCGGAATAGATGCAGGTTCTATTACCAGCGGACAGTTTTCTTCTGATAGAATAGGTGCTATTGATGCTTCTAAAATCACGACGGGTATTTTAGATGGAGCTAGAATAGGTGATATTGATGCTTCTAAAATCACGACGGGTGTTCTAGGGACTGACAGAATACCAAATCTAAATGCCAACAAAATCACATCTGGTGTTCTGAGTAGTGCTAGGATCGGAAATCTAGACGCCTCTAAAATTGCCACGGGGACCTTGAACGAAGCCAGAATACCAAACTTGAACGCTTCTATAATCACATCAGGTCTCCTAGATGAAATTGTGATTCCTTCAAGTATAGTTAGAACATCTAGAGCTATAAACACAGGAGCTGGTCTTCAAGGTGGTGGTAGCTTAACTTCAGATTTGAGTATCAGCATCAGAGAAGCTACGGTACAAGAAACACTAGACGGGATAAGATCTGATAGAGTAATAACACCTCGACGGCTTAAAATTGCTTTTTGGCCTGTGAACTCTGTTTATGTTCAATACCCAGGAACCGACTCACCAAGTGATCTTTTTGGAGGATCTTGGGTGCGCATGTTCAACACAGAAGGTGCTTTCTTTAGAACAGAAGGTGGTGGAGCAAATTCATTTGAAGGCGACTTACAATCAGATCAGATGCAAAGACTAACTGGTGGTATAGGTTCAGGAACCTCAGCCGCCGCATGGAATAACTCTTCATTTGCAAACCCAAGAGGTGTATTCTCTACGAGCACAAGAGTCACTAGTACAATAGGTGCCAGTGGTAACAGGGGCGGTTGGAGACTAGGATTTGATTCAAGAAGGAGCACTGGTGCTAGAACATCAACAAGTACTTCAGGGGAGACTAGGCCTCTAAACAGAACAATACGTATATGGAGACGAACAGATTAAGGAGATTATTATATAAATGCAATATGTAAAAGTAAAAGATAATGTAGTGATTCATATAGTTGATACTACAAATTACAAAGAACTTTATAAAGAATGTAATAATGAAGGCTGCTTGAATGAAGGTAATTGGATGACAGATAATCCCATGCCTAACAACAATCAAGTCAATATAGGCGATGACATCCGAAAGTTTGATTCAAATTGGAAGTTGAGACCTTTGCAAGATCTAGTGGATGAAGGATTATTATCGTTGAATGCGGCAGAAGAAAACGACCCAGAGCCCACTGGAACTCTTCTAGAAAAAATTGAAAACAATAAAATAGTTCCTAAGACATTCTATGACTTTGTCAAAGAAGGAGTTTTTGAATTGGAAACAATGCAATATCTATGCGATGAAACAGAGACAGTAAAAAATGCTGAAAGCTATGATAAATTAGTTGAAGTAGGTAAGTATACCGAAGAAGAAGTTCTTGAATTCAAAAAACAGGATTCAAGAGATAAAAGAGATTCTCTATTAGCAGAACTAGATGTCGTTGTTCTAAACCCTTTAAGATGGGACTCATTCACAGACGAACAAAAACAAGAAATAGCTACATATAGACAAGATCTTCTTGATGTCCCTCAACAAGAAGATTTCCCAACAGATATTGTTTGGCCAATCAAACCAGATTTTATTTAATAAAGAAAAAGTCAATGCTTTAGCACAATCGTTGTTGACTGTTGACACTACACCTCTAGATCAATAATAAAATGATAAATAGAACAAACCATTTTAGAGAAAGTATCCTATGAGTAGAATATCAGAACTCAGTCCTATTGTTGCTAATAGATTAAATTCTAATGACCTATTTGTTGTCGTAAATCTAGAGCAGGGTGATCTTGGTACTAAGAACATCACAAGATCTGAACTAGTCAAAACAATTCAATTGGAAGTTTTTGATAGCATTACCATTACCGGTGGTAATATTTCAAATGTCGACATGTCGAGTTCTGTTATTGGTGATAGCAATATCAATTCACCAATCATAGACAATCCAAGTGTGACTTCAGGGATATTTTCATCAATAACAGTTGAAGATTCTGCTATCAATAACTCTTCACTGTCTGATGTTCTGATAGAAGCATCTACTATACTAAACACACAGGTTGATAACTCTAGCTTTAGCAACTCTTCGGCTGATAATCTTTCTATTACAAATAGCATAATCACAAATACTGATATCTCCGATGGGACTGCTACAAATGTAGATGTAACGGATCCTAATATAGATCTCACTGGATTCTATCAAGCACCGCTGGGTTCTACAGATTATTTCATAGTCAAAGATGTAATAAACAATCAGACTGTAAAAATTGAATTTGAATCATTACAGGAAGAAATTGCTAGAACACTTCAGAAAGTCGCAAAGCTATACGTCGATGCAAATGCAACAGTTCCCGGAAATGGTTCATACTATAAACCCTTCCAGACATTGGAGGAAGCATTTGAAGCAATCAAAAAGTCACCTAAGCCTGCATCTATTTCAGTATTACCGGGTGAATATTTCACAAATGGCAACCTACCATTACCAGATGATTGTTCTATAGTATCAACAAACGGCCAATATTCTACAACAATCGTGATGAATGACGGCTTCGAAGAAGAAAATTGTTTTCTTGTCGGTTCTGGTTGTTATGTACAAGGCTTTGCTTTTCGCAATCAACGAATAGATGATTTAGATGATCCATCTAAAGGATTTGGTATTGCATTTAGACCAGGTGCAGTGATACTTAGGTCGCCATATATCAGAGATTGCAGTCAAATAAGTAACTTTGCAAGAGAGTCAATCGCGGCGCCGCTTGATCCGGTCAACGCTAACCCTCTTGTAGGAAATGGGGGTGGTGTGATACTTGCAGATAGAGCAGTACTAAATCAAAACTCTATCTTCCCTTATATGCTTGCATTTGGCGCAACTCCACGTTCACCTAACGGTATCGGATATGTTGCAAAAAACGGGGCGGGCATCAATGGTATTGGCTCGATCACAATATTCCAACGAACTGCATTTTATGCACTAAACGGTGGTCAAGTCACTTTGAATAACTCTGGTACTCAGTTTGGTGACATTTCAATGCGCTCGAATGGATCTACTCCAGTTGTAGAACCATATGAGACGGTTGTTCCCACTGTTCAGAATGAATCTTTGTCTACTGAAATCTTTGATGACGCTAATACTATTATTGACGCTACATGGGATTTCTTGACATCAGCCAACACCGGTTATCAAGGGTTTGATGGTGCAAAATGTAAACGAGATGTCGGCTTGATTCTAGAAAGTGTCACCAACGATCTTGTGTTGGGAACAAACTATTGGGCAATTGTGAGTGGGATTTCTTATAGAAGACAAGCATCGGAAGTTGTAATAAATGAACAACTGACAGAAACCGCCGGTGCAATTGAGTTTTTGAGAGATGAAACTGTAAAGCTGATTGAAGATGCCAATACGAGTATTGAGCGAGTAACAGATTCCTTTGATCAAATTGTGGATATCTTGGTCGGTGGTGTTGAAAGTGCGAACACGGTATTCTTTTCAGACACTGGCATTGATGAACATACAAATGCAAGAGATCAATTACAGACAAACAGAGAGCTCATTATTGATGATCTGATTGATTGGATCTCCAACGAATATCCTTCACTGGTATTTGACGAAGCTATGTGTCGTCGTGACACCGGTTATATCATTGATGCACTAAGTCATGATGTGAACTATCACACAAATGTTGCCACAATTGCGAATGCTGAAGCATATTTTACGGGTTCTTCAAGCCAACTTCCAGTAAACCAAAAAGAACCCACCGCAGCTGCAATTGCACAACTTGGTGTGATATCATCAGAAGTTGTTCTCGGCATTTACCCTGGGCAGACACTGACAGGTCCGGTCGCTACAAATGTTGAAAGTTCAAAAGTCCTTTCTCTTACAAACAAGATTGCAACTGTTGTTCTTCAAAATGATTTGAGTTCATTGCCAGCACATCCAACTTCTTTTGATCGATCTTGGATTGATGTTGAGTTTCTTAATAGCAGAAGCACAATATTGCTATTCAAAGATGTATTGAAAACAAAAACATTGAAGTTTATTGGTTCTGAATATTCTCTAATAGACGAAACATTGACTAAAAGAGATACTGGGTTTCTTCTTAGATCAATCACCTTTGACTTATTGGCTGGTACTCAAACCGGAACTAGAAACTTTATTGCAGGCTTTTTTGACTATAAAGGTGACCGAGTATTCGAACCAACTAATTTGTATAGTTACGAAAAATGTCATCGAGATTTGAAACTAATCATTGAAGCTGTCGCGTATGACATGGCGTTTGGTGCCAACTTTAGAACCATAACTGCTGCCAATGCATATTACAGAGCAAATGCAGCTAATGTTCTTGCAGAGCCACAACGACAATTGACAATCGACACTTTCAATGAAGCAAAGTCAAGTGTAATAGCAGAACTTTCTGATGGGCCATCTATTGCAAGAGTAGATACTTTATTCGACATACTGTTGAATATCTTTCAAAATGGACCCGAAGTTGCACCTAGTATAGTTCTTCCAGATCCTGTTGGATACGATCCTGGATTCTTTAATGCACGAAGACTACTTCTTGATAACAGAGATTTTATTTTAGATGAGATTGATGCTTGGATTGCTGAAAATCTTCCTTCACTCGATTACGATGAAGAGAAATGTCGTGAAGATGTTGGTCTGGTTCTTGATGCATTAAGATATGATCTCACATATGGTGGCAATCTTGAGACTCTAGTCGCGGCAAGTGCTTATTTTGTCGGAGCATCTGCGCAATACGGGGAGGGTGAAAAACAAGCAACAATAAGTGCATTTACAAGATTGCAAGAAATACTAGGTGATGTTCTTAGAGGTATTTTCATCACACCTTCAGCAGGCAACACGACCGCTCAAAATGTTTCTGGTACCCCCGGATCTCAAGAAGCTGCAAATTTTGCTCAGACGAGAATTGGNAATATTATAACTNTTCTTGAAACTGATAATGTCACAATACCATCTCGATTGCTACCTTCTCTTGCTTGGATCGATTCAAACTTTAGAGATTCATTTTTGATTCTAGATACAAACAACACGTTGATTGCTAACACTACACTTGAAGAAATAAATAAGACAGGTAAAACTCTTTTGGGCGCCTTTTTGGAATCGTATGATTTTATACGGGACTACATTATACAAACATATACCCTTTCGATTGATGAAGAAAACATGATTATAGCACTTTTTGATGACATCATAAAGAAAACTCTTCTCGGCCCTTCAAGACTTCGTTTTGGCTCATTGATTGAATCTATCGGACATCAGTTTAATCTTGCGGGAGCAGGTGTGAATAAAAATGCACTTCCATTGAACTTTAGAAGAGTGGGTCGACCTTTGCCTGCGTCAGGATCTGTATTGCAGCAGAATGGGGGTAGGGTTCGTTGGTCCGGTGCAGATGAATTAAACAATCAGTATTTTGCGAGAGGTTTGAAGATCAACGGAAGAACTGGAAGATTGGAAGGAAGACCATTTACATCATCAGTCAGGAGATTGGCAAGAAGAGCCGCAAACAGTAGGACATTCACATGACAATAGAAATCATACAAACAAGTCAAGCGCCAGATGCAAAACCGATTGCGGTGAGTAAGACACTCACCGATGCTTGGGAAGCAATTATCGAGGTTCCTTCATACGAAGTACCTGAAGAATCGTTTGGCGGGGGTTCGGTCGTTGTTCCAGGTGTTGCCGAAATCATCAGCCCACTGATCGTAACTAATACTACTTCAAACACGTCTTCAATAAGTATTAGAGTCTATAGAGCTGAACTGGATTCATTTTTCTTCATCGCAAATGAAATACCAGTGCCAGGCACTGATGTGATGCCCGTACCTCTGAATGGTCAATTCATAATAACAGGTGATAGACTAGAAATAAAAGCTGGCGCAAATAATGAGTTGGATATTACAATTTCATATACAGTAGGACAGGCAGAGCAGGATGACGTCATTTAAGACATTACGCGGAAGAGAAAAACTTTTAGGGTTTGGTGTCCCGCAAGAAGTTCCAATAGCATTAGATCCAGTCGTCTATGAAGGTTCTATAATATATGGAACTGATAACAGATATTATGCTTCAGATGGTGCTATTTGGTTTGACATCGGTCAAGGGCCTCAGGGTATTCAAGGCATTCAGGGTGTTCAAGGTGTCCAAGGCATTCAGGGTCCAGAGGGGTTTGCTGTCCGTATCATAGGTTCAGTTGAAGATGTCAATGTCAGCCCGCCAGATGATCCAAACACTTTTTTGGAATCTGAGTTTCCACAAAGAGAACGCGGCGACGGTGTCATCAATGAAGCAACTGCGGAGCTTTGGGTTTATGATGGAACTGAATGGGTAAATGTCGGTCAAGTAACTGGAACACAAGGTACTCAAGGCTTACAGGGTGTTCAAGGCACACAAGGTTTGCAAGGTGTTCAAGGTGCTTCCTACTTTGTCAATTGGGTATTCATAGACAGCAACTATACTGCTTCAGATCGTGATGGCGTAGTTGCTGATACTACTCTAGGTTCATTTTCAGTTTCTCTCCCGGAAAATCCTGAACTGGGTGATCTTGTTCTAATATTGGATGGAGGTGATTTTTCAGTAAATCCTTTGACTGTGTTAAGAAATGGTTCAACCATTGAAAATCAAGAAGTCAACATTCTTTTAGACATATCGCAAAATAAAGTCGAATTTGTATATGATGGCGAGACTTGGCAAATATATTCTAATATAGGTCCTCAGGGTGTTCAAGGCACACAAGGCTTGCAGGGTCTCCAAGGGGTCCAAGGAACTCAAGGGGAAACTGGTATTCAGGGTCTTGATGGAGCATTTGCGGGTCAGGGGATTCAAGGTATTCAAGGTGATTCTATACAAGGTATCCAAGGAACTCAGGGGATACAGGGACTTGACGGTGAATTTGCAGGTCAGGGCATTCAAGGACCTCAAGGCCTTCAAGGCGAAACTGGATCTCAAGGTGTTCAAGGTGTTCAAGGCAGACAGGGAACACAAGGACTTGCAGGTGAATTTGCAGGCCAGGGAATTAGTGGTTCACAGGGCATCCAGGGCATACAAGGAGTCCAAGGGCCGCAAGGGTTAGACGGTCAATTTGCAGGCCAGGGTATTCAAGGACCTCAAGGCATTTCCGGCTTTATTGGAGCCCAAGGAACACAGGGGCCTCAAGGTCTACAAGGTTTTACTGGGTTTATCGGACCTCAAGGTGTCCAAGGTCTCCAAGGAACTGATGGTGCATTTGCTGGGCAAGGTGTTCAAGGAACTCAGGGCCTACAGGGTCAAGATGGTGAATTTGCAGCACAGGGTATTCA